AAATGGAGAAGAATACGCTCCGCCTAAACTCGTATGTAATAACCAAGTTCATTGTAAGACTGGATCTGTATCTTATCGAGAAGTGTTCGATTACGTATGTAAAGTTCTTAGAGATTGTATAGACGACTTCGAAATACGTATTGAGAATAACCAAGATGATTCTGTGAAGCTTCATCGAGATCTAATAAATAGACTTACAAAACAACTCGCAGACCTCGAGCAAAAAGAGATGGATCAATGGGATGCTCAATATGATCCCGACCCAAATAAGAGACTTCCACAACATATCTTTGCTAAACTGAACGAAAAGGTATTAAAAGAAAAAGAGGAAGTAAATAAAGCATTAGTCAAAGCAAAAGACTCTGCGCCTAAATATATCGATTACCAAGACGAAATGATAAAAACAATAGCAGCATTAAAAGTTTTAAAAGACCCAATGTTAGATGCTAAAATAAAGAACCAATATCTTAAAACAATAATTGACAAGATTGAATATGAACGACCATCAACAGTTAGAGTAACGAAAGAAAACATCGAGAAATATAACATCGATAATTACAAAGGTATGATGTGGTACAATCCCCCATACAAAATAAGGATTAAGCTTAAGTGTGACTAATTTAGGGATCATTTAAGCCCTTACTCATAGGGCAGTAAATGATACCGATAATATTGTATCAAGAAAAAAAAACAAAAGGACCTGTAACGATGACGGGTCCTTTTATAATGAGAGAGGAAAAATGATTATTTCACATCTACGTGAACTGCGTTACCCATGTTCGGGTGGTTATTGCCGATATTGCAATATGTGTAATTAGCTTTAGGAAGCTTCTTCCAGTAAGCCATTACCGTTTTTCTACCAGCTTCTGTTCTGGTTTTAGTATTGTAAATATCGGCAGCTTTGCCGTGCATGTGTCTAGATGTACGAGAACTTCCTTTAAGGCTATTGTTGTAAGTCTTGCATCTCATACCGCTTGTGATCGTGATCGGTCCGAACTTAGTACGAACCTTCTGGAGGTTCTTAAGAAGTTGAGTATCAAGAAGAACCGGATAACCAGTACAATATTGACCGCCGCAACCGCAGCGAAATTCTCTTAACTCGAAACTCTTTGTGTAAAGATGAACATTGTAAGCGTTTACAAGGAGAATATCAGTATTCTTACCATAGACTCCATCTCTATCCTTTTTATTTCTAAAATAGTCGTCCTGGAGATCTTTGTAAGCGGCTTTCAATTCAGCGTCTTCAATACTATTGATCTTACCGTCGTAATATCCGAGTTTCTTTAAATATGTCTTTCTCTGTCTGATAGTTAACATACTTATTCCTCCTTTAAGTCCGGAAGTTCCATTTTCATTCTTCTGTACGCGTCTTCAATAAGCATCTGAATCTCAAGTTCAGTCGCAGCGATACCTTTTTCGTTGAGCATTTCCGTAATACTCTCGACAGCTTTCTCGTACTTAGCATTACCGTCAAGATCCGAGTAAATCTGCTGGACGGCGCTGATAACTGTCTTTACAACATCTTTCTTTTTCTTGTCAGTAGCCCAGTCCTTTAGAACAGCTCTTACTGCCAGACCGAGCATGCTTCCAATGAATGTAAGTACGGCAGCAATAAGTTCCATACCGTAATTAGATACGAAATTTCCAAACATAGTGTTTCTCCTTTCTAAAGAAAATCATTATTAACGTTGCGTTTATGATAGAGTTCTCTCAAATATCGTGTGTCCTCTTCTATTACACCGTTTGTAATGCCTTTTCTTTCAGTGTAATCTTCGTATTTTGCAACTTGGTCCATAACATGGCGCCATTCGTCTTTACTGTGTTCGACACCTTGCCGACATGTATTTGCCAAATGTAAGATTCCCCACCGCATGTCATTAGTAACTTTTTGCTCATAATCGCGCTTGATTTCTTTTACTTCAGTGCCAATATTAGCGATTTGCACTTGCATTTCGCCATTAACATTTTTTCCAATCCACTTTAACAAAGCTTTCCATGGATTAATCTTAATAGGTGCTATATCTATAACTGTGATAGCGCCTATAAGAACGACCGAAGGATCGGTCATGATATCTTTGATATAGTCTATTAGTCCCATTTCACCCACCTAATCTTTCTTTTCCGGTGTTTGGTCAGGATTGTATTTTCCATTTTGAACATCTGCGATTATCTGCTCAATGTAGAACATACAATTCGACAAGACTTTTACACTCTCACCTCTAACTTCGATGAGGTTCAATGTGTTTTTTAATTTTGTCAAGTCTTCTGTCAACATCACGTTACCTCCTTTACTCATTTAAACATTTAGCTAATTTATTGATCATATCTGCGGTTACCGCATCTCCGGCACTGACGTAACTCATTCTCGTTAGACAATCTCCGCAATCTCCGTCTACCAATTTATTTATAGTCGCTACTATATTGTTGAATTTTTCAGCAGTCAGTTTATCGCCTTTACTTACCGTTGCCGGATTGTAAGTTATACCGTAGTAACTTGCTTTGCTCGATAATTGACTTGTAAAATCATTCCAATCGGAAGCTTTGATATTAAAAGGCCCACCGCTTACTATATTAGTACTCCAGGAAAAGTTATTTTTAGTTCTTCGGACAGACGAAAATGTTAAACCGCGTAACTGATCAACTAACGTTATTGTATAACGCGTCCCAGGAGTAATACCTGTTGTCCAGGTTCTAGTTCTGGACAAATTATAAGCAGATATTGTCGCGTCTAACTCTCTAGCCCCATCTAATCTAAACACACATTTAATGTCATAGCTTTGATAGTTATCTACCATAACCATAGCGCTTATAGAATCGCTTGTAGCCGAGGTGCTTAATGATAAAGTATAATCGTAAGATATATCTTCATCGGTTGTGAAACTAGTAGAGCCGCCCGAATATGTTCCAGAAGTAGATCCGCCATCGGCCCATGTTCTTAATTTATCAAGATCGGGACCATATCTACATTCTGCATAATATGTGGTCCCGGGCTCTAACCCTGTAAACGTTATAGAATGATACGTGCTTTGATTATAGCCATATTGTTTTCTATCTGAAGCAGTATAAGACGTTAATACGTAGTACCAATAACGCGTTTTACTAGGTGTTCCAGCTCCACTACAGATTAAGTTTACGCTGGTTTTCGTAATCCCGTTTGCACTTAATGTCGCCATTGTCGATCACCTACCCAAACGTAGCCGTTACTTTCATCGAACCATCTGTTAAATCTTTCAAGCTAGTATTTGATCGATGTAGTATACCAGACGTACCGACTACTACTAATTTATAGCTGCTATAAAGCGGATTATCAGCTTCGCTAGATAATTGATCGAATTTAGGCTCGCCAGTAACTCTAAGAGTACTCGCATTAATCATCCAGTTACCTTTTAACTGTCCACCGTTCGAATTCAGATATAGCGTATTCGAAGTACCTCCATACAAACCAACGCCATTGGTGCCAACGGAGAGCCATGGATCGGTGTTAGCATCAGCGTTAGGCGCATGAATACGTATGAAGTTAGATTGAAACGCTAATTCTCCGCTTATCGATTGTATAGTTCCAAGACCGCCGCACAATTCTATAACCGAATTTGTACTGTTGGTACCGAGAGATATAAGATCGTCAGTATACCTAGCCAATACTGTATCTCCATCTCGAATATCCATTCCGCCGGAATAAATAAGAACATTATTAGAAATGCTGGTAGATCCAACAATCAAACCAGTGCCTGGTACAAAATTAATATAGTCAGTAGCTTTGCGTTTGGCTTCGGCTATTGCATTGCTATACTCTTGTAGCGTGATTTCTTGATTTTTAAATTGTCGTTTTAAATCTTCAATATCAAGAGCGCTTTGACCCATCGTCTTCTTAACCTCTTTTACCTCTTCCGAACTAGCTGAAGGATCTTCTAAGTTACCAGTAACAATTGCTCTGTGGTCCTTGATCAAGACCGTTACACGATCGCCGCTTTTAGCTGTGACAGTAGAAGCGACAGGCGTTCTGGTGTCTGAACCATCGATTTGTACAAAGGTTTCTCCGTCTTGAACTCTGAATGTACCATAAACAGTAGTCCCTTGATTTACGGTAGGTTCATCTTTAGTGTTCTTGGCGAATTCACGTATTAAATCGCTAGATAACTCCATAAAACATCACCCCCATAACTTATTAGTAAATACCGCTTTCTCTGTAACTGGACAACCAGGAGTACACTTGATTGTCTGGCTTATGACTTTGGCTTTAACGTTGTCAATACCTGCTCTACGATAATCGAGTCTGACACAATCACCGATACGAACTGGACAATAACCGTGTGTGTAAGTAACGGTATACTCGAGAGTTGACAAATCTCGTAAAGTCTGTGTAGCATACTGGTCGATTTGTTCCTGCGTGGGTATCCCACTTAAGTCCGGATTAGTTACTCTATGAGTAATCTCTCGTCCACGATTGACCGTCGAGATAGGACTATTAGAATCGTCATTAACAACCCTAGAATAGTACTTAGCTTCGTCGGTAGAGTAAACAACCTCAACGACATTCGGTATACCATAAAGATCATGGCTTGTGCTGAAATCCGGATATAAGATCGAACTGTTACCGTCATCGAATGTCCAAACTGGCTGTAATGAAGCCGTATCCTGCTTCGGTAAGAATAGAATACGACCCAACTCGTCTAATCCGAACTGATATTTAGCATTGGCTATAAGATCAGTTAGGAAGGTCAACCATGTATCATCGGTATTTGCTACGAAATCAGAATATAAAGTCTCAGTACAATCCGGTTCTACTACCGGAGCACGAGCTTTCTCTCTAACCAGACGATATGCCCAATCCATAATATTCTGATTCTTGAGAATCGAATACCCGATAGTAGGAGGATTCTCTTTCAACTCAAGTAACGGAGTATAAGCATCTAGAGAAATATCAGTAATCTTACCATCAAAGCTTTGTGACGGAGTTTGAACAAGAAATGTTCCTAGAGGGTGTCTCTCTCTAACTCCATTTTGAATTGTTACGAGGTATACTCGCATATAACATTCGCCAGTCGATTCGGTTACAGCTATTTCGGCGGAACCCAAAGTAGATACCTCTGAGTCCCGCTCGATAGTGCATGATTTCACATTCTCCACCAGTTTGGTGTCTTTCCAAGTAAGCGGATCGACGATATAATACTCAAATGTTTGCTGCATCGACTGCAACCAATCTACCATATTAAACGCCTCCTTCCACTCTAGTAATTTCCATCGTTACAGGTATGATCACATCACAATGTTTCTGTGAGAACGATACTTGGACATGGGCCCAATAACCAGACCCTGACGGTTCTCTGACATAGCAATCACCCATCCATATAGCAAGTCTACGTAAAGCATATAGTGTCTCCTCATCGTCTTTAGGAAATTCCATACTCCAACTAGACGTAACCCCAAGTTGAGTACCGTAGTAACTAACAGGATGCTTACGACCAATGTATTCGATGAGTGAGACATCAGTTTGATGCTTATCGGACACATCGATGTTGCCTTTGATCTTCAACATAGAACCGGAGAACAAAGGCTCGGCCACATTCATATCGTCGTCTTCAGCCGCATTGAAATCGCTCCAATTTTCGTCCCATTGGA